ATCACCAAATCATAGTGTTTACCTGTTCTGGCAGTATAATCATTCATTAGTTCCACACCCTTGTGTAGTTTGTAGAACATGGAGATAATATTGCGTTTCACGTGAAAGTGGTTTTCATACAATTCTGCATGTTGTTCGAAACCTGCACGATAAGGTTCAAAATCTTCAAACACCATACTAACTGGTTTGTATGCTTCCTGAACTGCGGCCGTATCAATCTTAGGACTGTTGGCAACGAAACCTTCTTTACTATGTGGATCCCACCAAGCCTGTTCGTCCCATGCATGAATGAAAACGTCAGGATTCCATCTATCCAAAATCATCTCTTTGGTGTTTGGAAACACTTGGTCCCAGCAACGCAAGTGTCCTGTCAAAATCAATGCGACTTTCATTTGTGATGGTCCAAGTAGTGATTCAAATCTTCTGGTGTTCCTAGGCCCCACATACGGTCAATATTCTTCACACGAAACTTCTTACCGTCAGCAATAGCTTCATTGAACACTGGACAAACATAGAACTCATTATTCACACGAATGTTCTTCTCAATCATTTGTTCTGCATACTTCACATAGTCAGAACCACGGTTCCAATAGTAAATACCCACAGTAGCGATGTTAGAAATAGGATTCTTTTCTGCCACTTCTTCAACGAAGCCATCTTGGTTGAGTTTTGCGAACGACCATTTCGGATGAGTAGATTCAAACGTAATGATACCACCGTCAATACTGTCAGCAGTAAAAGCGTATAAACATTCATTAGAGTTCCATTCCACAAATTGGTCTGAGTTTGCCATCAATAGTGGTTCATTGTTGTTGATTAAATCCTTCGCCAGGAGTGTGGTACATGCAGCACCCTCAGTCACACCATCAACTTGGATTATATCACATCCTGGTGCAATTAGATTCAAAACCGACTGTAAATTATACTTTTCGTAGTGTTCTTTCTGAACCAGGAAGATAAAGTGTGCATCCACGTTCAAATTATCCACAACCACCTGAATCATAGGCTTGCCATTTACATCAATTAGTGGTTTAGGGAAAGTATAACCGGCTTGTGCGAATCTGGATCCTGCACCTGCCATAGGAATCAAAACATTCATTTTCTTATTTCTCCATGGTACTTGTTTCTTTTTAACACTATCAAACTCTTTACAGAATTCCATAAAAGTGTCATACTTCAAATCATATGCATCTTTAACCGGATATAAGTGAGCACCAGAGTTCATGGCACCTTCTCGACCGATGTGTGAATCTTCTACAATGATTGTATCTTTAGGTAGTGCCTTTAATTTAGTCATACACTGCCAGTACATTTCAGGAAATGGTTTCGGATTAAAAACATCCTCATTACTGACAAAGTAATCCACAAATTGCATTGCGCCACATGATTGTAATGCAATCTTAACCGTTTCACGAATACTGTTTGATGCAACCGCAATTTTCCAACCACGATTTTTCAATACACCCATAGCAAGTAACGCTTCTTTGTTGAAGTATGCATTAGGAATTAATTCGAAGGTGGCCTTTTGTTTGTCACCCCAAATTTGGTCATAATATTGAACAGGAAGACCTTTATCTTCCGTCAACATTTTCAATTTCTTGGTTGTGTTTAGACCGTCATACTTACTCAAGTGTTCTTCACGTGTGATGACATATTTTTCATCGACTTTACGTAACGCTTCGTTCAAAGAATCAAAGTGTAAATCACGTGAATCTAGTAGTACACCGTCCAAATCAAAAATAACTAACTTGTTCATACTTTATTAAATTCATTGAATAATACAAATGGATCCAGTCCTTTTTGGTGGTCTGGAATCTGATGCAACTCAAACAATTCAGGATTCAACAAAGTCGAAATCAAGAAAAGTGTTTGGTCATCATCCACTAATTTATTAGACATTAAAATCTGGAATGATTTGTTCATCAGTTGTGACATTACACTCCACATTTCTTTAGAAGCAACAGCCTTAGCACCCAAGATGTGAACATCGTTTGATGCAACCAAATCCTGTAATGAACGACCTTCTTGGTAGTCGTGATACTTGAACAGATGAATTTTCGTTGGATCAAAATCATATTCCCACTTCATGCTTGGTGGAATCTTTGATGCATCACGACAGTAACCAAAATCAATCCATGCAACCATGTCATTAGACACCAGATTATTCTTGATGGCCATATCCACAAAAGTTGCTTTTAGATTGGTGACCAAAACATAGTCGGCATTCCAATATTCAGGATTCAAACGTTGTGACTTATAAATCAAGTCTTGATATTCTTTATCTTGGTGTACCTTGACAATTTCTTCACGCACTTTGGCATATGCGCCACGTGGATCAAATTCAACAAACTTAGTTTTGTCTTCCTTACCTGCACGTAATGGTCGCAACTTCTCAATGATATCTGGTGTGGAGAAAACAACCATTTCATTTTCTAGTTTTGCTGTATGTGAAAAACGTTCGATGTAAGTATCAACCGAACGTTCGAGATAATGGGGTAATCCCTTTTCAGGTTTCCAATCACCACGACCAATGTCATAGAATGCTGTAACGATAGTGATATTAGACATATTTCTCCATTATAAATTTCTTCCACTCAGGTACTCGGTCGTACTGGTGAACAATATAGAATTCGTTACCTGATGCAGTTAAGAATTTACCATCTTTGAATACTGGCGGAACTTCTGTCCAGAAAGGTCTGAACTCGTCCACTTTGGTTGGGTCGTTCATTGTGCCTGCTTGCAAAGTCCATGCGGTAGACATTGGTGCAGAATAAGTAACGTCTTTGTAGGGTTGGGTGTTGATAAGCATGTTGAATACTGCTTGGTCAACAATTGGAATAGGACGATTGATACCGTTTGCGAACATATTGAATACTAGGTCTTTAACGTATTCAGATTCACCACCGATAACTCCACAACAACAGATTCTCATGTTTTTGAATCCTAATGTTTCGTAGAAGTAATCACCATACGCTTGACGTAGGTTGTCTCTGTTCCATGGTTCATCTTTGTAATACATGGCTTCAGATGGTGCAACTAACTTGACACCCGAACGACCAATGTTATTTGCTTCCAACCATTCAAATGGATTTTTCTGGAAGATAACATCTTTAACATCGGTTGTAATTACATAATTGTAATTTGCCCAATGTGTTCTTAGGTATTCATAGATTGATAGAAAACGGAGAACGTGAACTGGAATGTTTGCTTGTGGCATTTCTACCAATTCAAACTTCTTTTCTTTTAACCAGTCTCTTGTTTCCTGATTGATATTACTGACACACATAACTCGATGTGCATCTGGCATAGTATCTTCAATAGACAACACCCAAGGTTTAATTTGGTCAATGTTGTAATTGAAAATACCACCAATGATTAGGTTCTTTTTCGCCAAGGGTATTCTCCATTATATTTCTGTTTCATAAATTCATTACCGTTCAGGAAGAACTCCTTTTGTACAGACAATTGTGTATTGCCTGTTCGGTAATTCAAAGTATAGTCACTGTTAGTACCATATGTAGTTTGCGATTTTAACACATGCATCAACATTCTGTCAACTTCAGGAACACCAGGTTCTCTTGCTTTTCGATACCAGATTGGACTTAATTGCAAAGCCAATTGTTTTGGAAAGAAGTAACAACCAACATCAACGAACTGGTCACCAATACATGATTCCCAAAGTCCTAGTGATTCGCAGTCGTCATTACAAACATATTCACCATTTGTGTCAACGATTTTTCGTAAGGAGTATGCCCAATTAACACCAGTCTCCATAATCTTCATCAGGGATTCGATATGGGTAGGTTCCAACCAATTATCCTCATCTAGGTAACAGATGTACTCACCCTTTGCTAGGAATGCACTGGCACCGTACATACGGTGTCCATTAAATCTGTCGGTGCCAACGGGATAAGGTAGGTCAATAACATCAATGTGTGGATATTCGGAACAGATAACACGACCTTTGGGTTGTCCGTCCACGAATACTAGATGTTGTACATTTTCATAAGTTTGATTTTTGACAGACTCGATGGCCTGTCTCAAGTATGGTGCACCAGTTGTTGGTGTCACCACAGTCACCATAGGTTTCATAATTTAGTCTCTAGTTAATGATTTAATTCTCTCGATTTGTTTATCTAAGATTGGTTTACGGTTTGGCCAGAAGATGTATTCTTTGTCGCCGGTGTCACGTAGTTTCTCCAAGAAAGGAATGATTAGTGATTCTAAATCTTCCAATTTCTTTTGGTAATGTAATGCAGTTTCGTCTGCTGCGATTTCAGCCTTACGACTGATTCTTTCTTCATATTCTTCTGCTGATATGGCAGAGAATCCAAAATCGTCATCAATATTGTTTTTCATAATTAACTATACTTAATGAAAATACTACTGTTCTTGGTAGCAGAAGAACCATATCCAAAAATCCATTTGGTGACTTCTTCCGATTTCTTGCTCTTCTTTAATGCATAACAGTAAGCAACACCCAAGTACTTAGACATCCACCACACCTTGTCTCGTTTATGATTCATCTTGGCCTCAAGTGCTAAATCCTTGACAGACTTTTTGTTACCTGCAAGGTCTTTAAACATCTTTGCGAATTCTTCTAATGTTTTGTCGGATGGTTTTTCAATCTGTGTACCAAATGCAGAGGGTTTCTGCAAGTCTTTCACCTTACAATCTTGAGCGATTGATATCAACACACCACCACCAATTTTACCACCAGCCGCAGTCTTACCCTTGATTTCACCTTGCCAAGATGAAGTTACTGGACGACTAGAGAAATTTCTCAACTGAATTTCACCTTGTTTACCTTCAGATTCATATTGAATGTAAATGTCCTTAGAATCACCCATGTTTTGTCCCAGTTTGAAACCGACAAAGTTTGCGTTCGGTGGTTCACCATCATTAAATACTTTGGAGTGAGCAGGACCCTTAGGAACTTTCTTTAGTGAAATGCCAACAAGTTTTTTTGATTGATATTGGTCGAAGATGTAACCATTATAGTCTTGTAGTGTGGTCCAACCTTTTTGGAATTTAAAGTTTTTCTCAGCCATCCAAATGTCGGCTGGGTTCCACTTGTCATCACCTGAAATTCCACTGTCTTTTCTGAATCTACCAAATTCTGAATAGATGCTGCTGACAAGGTCACCACCACGGTAAAACATGTACTTGGAACCTTTAGACAATTTGAAGTCTTTGAATATTTGATTGGCGGTAACAATAACACTATGATACCATTCTGCACCCAAACCATCAATACACTGTTTCAAGGTTCTATCACAATCGGCTGTACCAATAGTTTTATTACTGATTTCGGTGATATCAGTTAAGTCTTTACCTAGAAATTGTCTGGTTGCACATGCATAAGCCTGTAGACTTTCTGCTAATGCTGTTACCTCTGCTCCTGCACCTGAACCTGATTCAGCCATGTTCACCCCAAATAAAAGTATTTATCGGATAATCTGAATGTCTTTTCCTGAAGTCCAGACTTCCAATTCACTTCTCAAACGGCCTTCATTGTGTAGTGTTGCATAACGATTGACTGCCTTGGTTCGCCACCATTCAATCAAGTTTACCAGTTTATGTTTTTCATAGTTTTCACCAGGAATAAGCACGTCCGTCTTACAATTCACATAGTCGACCATGTTCTTGAAACCATAGTCACTGATGTAATAACGTTTCTGCTCTGTCAACCCTTTAGCCTTCTCAATCGTTTGGTTGAATGTCAGTCCTTCAGGTTTACCTTTTAAGGCTGCTTTAGTAAGAGCAATAATCCTCATGGTAATCTTTAGTTTCTTGCTAGAGGCCTCTGGATCAACCAATGGTCCCACTTTGCCTTCCACATAGTCACGTAAATCATCATATGTTTTACCGTGCATCATAGGCACAAAATCACTCTCTGTCAAGCCTTTGTATCTGATATATGGTTTCATGCCATCATATTGCGATACTGTCTTAGAACTACCATACAAACTGGTAGTCTCAAACAAACAAAGATTCATTCCATACTTCTTGTTTACAATCTCACGTACTTCGTGACTGGTACAGATTGCTGCCAACAGTTTACCACCAAGGTAATTGTAACCGAATGGTTGTGCAGGAACGATAACAAAACCCATCATAGATGAATTATTGAATCTCTGACCCCATTCTTTTTGTTGTGTGAATACTTGACCAAGCATTTCATTACGAGGTTTGCAGTTAATAACTGGAGAACCAAGACGAATGAAACCAACAAACTTACCGGTTGTGGTTTCTTTGACAGCCAAACGTAATTGACGACCAACAGGTGCAATGTTGATATGTGAACTGGTGATGTTCAACAGGTTTGTCCATGTTTCGTTATCAATCTCACACACCTCAAAGTTCATATCTTTAGGATGCATGGAGAAGTCCTGAAACAGGTCATCTTCCAATGGGAATAAAGGATTGGATGGTAGGTCTGCCAGAGAATTTAATTTCTGGTCACGCATGTACTCGTCAATACGATTGAAATTACCGAAGTAATCTTCAAATACTTTTGCACAATGTAGTGCTTCGTCAAACTTTAAATCCATCAAAATTCTTCTTCATTGGTTTTTCTCTGTCACCAAAGGTGTTCAGAGGTTTATCATTATGTCCTGCATCGGCCAAACCTTCTTGTGCTGATTGTTCAATATCAAACAAACGCATCTTAGAACGGTCGATACCAACGGTGAAACGTTTATAGTAGTTAGGATCATTGTAACGGTTCTTCAATTGTTTTACCATCAACTGACCCATTGCTTCAAGTTCTTCGGATGAAATCAAGGCAAACATCAAGTCAGCGGTTGCTGGCAAACCAAAAGATTCACTTGTGTCTTCCAACCCTGGATCGGATGATGTAAATCCGCTTCTTGTAGTTTGTGTAGCAGAGATGATTGGGACTCCGAACTCAACAGCAAGACCTCGCAATTCTTCTGCAATTGCTTTGACATAGGTATAACTATTAACGTTGGCTCCGGCTTTGAGCCTAGAACTGCAACAGATATTAAGATAGTCGATACAAATAAGGTCAGGTACGAAAGATTTTTTAAGTTGAAGTTCATTTAATAAAGACCTGAAGTGTGTAGCGGATGCTGATGCTGTTGGATATTCTTTGATAATCAATTTACCTACGGTCTTTTCACGTAGTCTAGAAACCTTACGGTCGAACATTTCCTTTGGCATGGACATTAAATCGTCCACTGTCACATTCAATAAGTTTGCATCTATACGTTCAGCAATCTTTTCTTCAGCCATTTCCATGGTAATGTACAAAACGTTCTTACCTTGTACAAGAGCACCAGCAGAAACATGACACATAAAAAGAGATTTACCCACGCCAGTTCCGGCAAGAGCGATGTTGAGTGTTTTGGCAGGAAGACCGCCCTTAGTGATTTTGTTGAAGAACTCAAGGTCGAATGGTAATCGTTCTTCTTTTCTGTGGTAGAAGTCGTATCGTTCATCTGTATTCTCCAAATAGTCGTGACCAACAGAGTTGTCAAAACTTATAGCCAAGGCTTCCGAAAGTAGAGTGGGAATCGAACCTTTTTCTCGGGTTTTGTCCTTCCCTTCAAGTATAGAAATTGACCCCAATACAGCATTGTAAATGGCCTTTTCTTGGCAGAACTTTTCGGTTCTATCAACAAGCCATTGAAGTTCGGATTTGTCCTCTGAAGTTTCTCTAATTTCTTTAAGAGTCTGTTCGCATCTGTCCACCTCAACATCTGTGAGATTTCGTGATTCTTTGATGGCCAATGCAATCGCTTCAATCGAAGGTGGTACATTGTAACTTTGTACGAATTCGTGGATTGCATTGAACACCTTGCGGTCTGAACTCTCAGTGAAGTACTCCGGTCTAATGAACGGCAGTACTTTTCTTGTATACTCATCATTGTAAATCAGATTCTTTAGAATCGTCTGTTCCACTCTCATCAATAATATCCTGTTCTAAATTGCCTGACATTAGGTTCACCAAAAGTGGACCAATGTATTCTTTAAAGTCACTATCGCTTTCCAATTTCTTGGGTTTCATAACTGGTGATTCTAACACATAATAGGCAAAAAGTAAATAGACATTACCATGGCGTTCTTCAAACTTTACCTTACCGTATTTAAAAACGGTATCCTTGTAAGGACCCGTTAATAATTTGATATGAACTGCTGTGCCGTCATCCTTTGGATAAATGAAACAGTAATCAGTACCTTCAATTAGTTCCATTTGAGGTCTCCACATCAAAAGTTTCCTCCACATCACTCGCAAGGATTTCTCCATGTGCCACACGATACTTACTCTCAACGAAATCTTGGAAAGACTTCTGTTTCAGAATAGGTAACCAGAAGGCGGATGAATTGGTATCCTTTTCACGGTAGTTCTTTTCTTCAATCACACCATCTTGGTCAACACGCTGGTACCAACCTGCCTTAGGTTTAACTACATGTTTAGATTCAAGAGCAATGTCCAGTAGGCCAGACCACTTGCTAATGCCACCGTCATGCAATACAGTAACAGGGATTTTAGATTTTTCACGAACATACCTAGATTTTTCAACGTTAATAACAAAGTGGTAACCAACAACTTCAGTACCTTCTTTTTCTTGTTGACGGCCAATAATGAAAATGTTGTCGGCAGAGTAATATGAACCTGTACCACCACCAACAATATCTTTAGGGAACATACCAATTTCTTTGTATGTGTGATTCACCACAATCATTGGAATGTCTTTAAGTGACAGGTGAGGTGTAATCATACGGAACAATGACTTGACCTGTTTGGCACGAGACATATCAGCCACAGACTTACCATCAAGAGCATCATCAACTTCTTTCTTAGAAGCCAAGTTACCGATGGAGTCAATAACAATAATCAAATGGTCTCCACGTTCCAATTGTGTGAGTTGTTGCATCACATCAAACTTCAACTGTTCAATATCGGTAAGAGGAGTATGCAATACACGGTCTGTATCAATACCAAATGAATCAAAATAAGATTGTGGTGTACCGAATTCAGAGTCATAAAATAAAAGTGCGGCATCAGGATATTTGTCAAGGTAAGATTTGGCCATCAACAAAGAGAATGCTGTCTTAAAGTGCTTGGATGGACCTGCCCACATTGTAAGACCTGGTGTTAGGCCACCATCTAATTTACCAGACAGTGCAATATTGATTGCTGGTACTGCCGTAGGAATCATGTCCTTGTCGGTGAAGAACTTGGACTTGGAAAGAATAGCAGATTCCTTGATTGAACTATTCTTCTTAATTTTATCTAAAATACTCATTTTTTATCCTTTTCACGAAATGAATAACTATCATCATAATCATACTTAGTTATTGCTGGAATGGTCGTACCTATTTCATCAATAACGATAAGATTGTCTTGTGGTATTTGTACCGTCTTAGTCTCAACACTAGGTGATTCCTTTGGTTGTTCTTCCTTTGGTTGCACCATTGGTTTCAAATCTTTGAAATGCACAAAAGGTTGTTCGAGATATGACTTCTTAACATTGTGGTTTTCATCATGCATTTCCTGAATTGATTTTATCATCAACTCATTCAACTTATCCATAGTCATATTATAAGTGTTTGCTTGTTCTTCCGAAGTTACTGCTTCAGGCAAAACACTCTGCAATTCTTGTGCAACAAACCCAACAGGTTCGGTTGGTTCTTCGGCCTTTGGTGGTTTAACTTCCACAATCTTCTTTTGATTTGCAAGTGAGATATTACCAGCAATCAACAACAGAATGGCCAATGGGTCGAATACAATAATGATTAGACCGATTACTAACCGAACGGCCTTTTCAACAACGCCGTTTCCAGCCTCCTCACCGTATGCCAAGGCGGCAACGTATTTGATAGGCCCAAGGTCCGCTTCTGCTTTCTTAAGCTCCACAGATAACGGCGCAAGTTCCTCTCGGTATACGGCAATATTCTTTTGCGACAATTCAATTTGCGATACCAGACGACCACGGTCTTTTTGTTGAGAACGGCGTAGTGTCTGCGCTTGCAAGATACCTTTTTCATCCGTTGTTCTGCCAACCGTTTGGTCAACAATCGCATCAAGCTGTTTAAGTTCTTTGCGTGATTCTTCAATAGTTTCTCGTTCAACACGTATCTTTTCCTCTAGCAATTCAACTTTAGATTGTAATGGTGATGTATCACTGGAATGTTCCAGGTGCGCCTTGGACAAATATCCAAAGATACCCATAGACGTAATAAGCATAAGAATCGTAACAGCAACGGACAAGTATCCTTTCAATAGGAGACCTGCACTATGCCAGTTACGATACAACCAAGAAACCGTTACCAGTTTGGATGATTCTAGTACTGCACCCATAATGACCACAGGCCAAAATGAACCAGGAAAAATCTCAGCCAAACCGATAACGGAGTAATAAGCCGCTACGGCAGATAATGCAATAGCGGTTAAGAAAGTTAGGAATATCATCCGAAAAATGCCTCTAGTGAGTTAGTCTTTTCAGCCTTCCAACCCATGCAATCTAAGATAACTTTAATAGGGTCCAGAAATGCTTTGTCGAATTGTACATCATAATCAATATAATCGTCAAGCCCAAATTCTGGTGGAATTCGAGAAGGATAAGAAACCACATCTTCTTTGAAATGATTTGGTAGTTTCAAATAGGTAAACTTCAACTTCTCACCATCTTGAATCAGTGGATACTTCTTCTCTAAACCCAACAACTTCAAATTGTGGTTGTATAGAATTGCACCACGAACATGAATTGGTGTGCCTTTCTTATACAGAGTCACGGAATCAGAATAGGTATTTAAACCATTCAGACCACGAGGGAAAGAGATTTCTTCTGGTGGTAGAGTTTTGAATTCTTCACGGAACTTCTTAATGAAGGTTTGAATGTCATTCTCGGTACCTGTCATCATCAACGCCACAGCATCCCACATTCTTTCACGAATGGCTGATGGAGTGGAAGACTTAATCATTTCCAAACCCATGACTTTAATCTTAGGTTTGGCGTACTGCACACCTTCGTTGTTATACACATTCAAAATGTAACGTTTCTTGGCAGTCCAAACACCTTTGTCGGACAAACCTTCACGTTTCATTTGCATCTTTTGAGCATATGCGTTAACGTAGTTAGCAAGTTCAGTGTAACTCTTATCAATAAAAGGTTGAAGTTTATCCTCACAGATTTTGTCCATGATGGAGATGATGCGAGTAACATCAGATTGGTCTTGAACAAACTTGTCGATAAGAGGACCAAGTTTAAGATAAATCGAGTCAGTATCGGACGCAATAACATAATCCACTCCTTCTGTACCGACCAATTTGTTCATGTACTGGTTTATTTTGTTTTCGATCCAGCGTATTGAGAGCTGGCCCGCTGTAGTGACTCCAAGAGCCATGCGTAGGTCATAAAACCTAAAATACTGACTTCCCAAAGCGCCGTAAGCGGAGTTAAGGGATACTTTCTTTGCGAGCTGTAGGTTGTTGTATCTGGCGATTCGTTTTTCAATTTCGTATTGTTTTGATTTGTCTTTTTCATTTTCTTTCTCCTGTTGGGCAGCCAACATCATGTTTTTAAATTTCTTACGGTCAACATACATTTCTTCACACATAGCAGGCAAGAAACCTTGTTTGTCGGTACGGAAGAATTGACCGTTTGGTGTGATGGTAACACCTTGTAAACCGGATAGGTCGATTTCTTTCTTCAACAACTTTTCAACAGTCACACCTTGAGATAGGATACTTCTCATTTCTGGTGTATAGTTCTCAGGATCAATTAGAGTTTCTGGTGAAATATTGTATTGCATCATCAAGTGCGGATACAATGAGTTCAAGTCGAATGAAGCCACAAATTTATGAGCACCAACTTGAGGTACTTTAACATAAGCTCCTTCAAACATGCCGTCTTTTTCTTGTACGTCACGTGGTGGTACAATGATATTCTTTGCCAACAGGTAAGAATATGTCATAGAGTCCCACATACGAGTCTGTGCAAAGATATCTTCGTAGTTACATTTGGTGTCGTAAGCAAGGGTCAAACCAAGTTCCAACAACTTCAACTTCTCATCAATACGTTCAACCAACACAACGTCTTTAATGTTGTATTCAATAAACTTTTGATGATTCAAACGATACAGTGCATGTAGGTTGTCATATTCATCATACGACAATTTACGTTCACCAATTTCCACGTTTGCGATGTTATCCAAACGGTAGGATTCTTGTGACTTACCACCTGGCGCATACCATTTGTAGAGTTCAATATAATCGAGTTGTTCAACACCCAAGAAACCGTATGCAATCATCTGACGACCATTTACGATGGCTTTACGTTCAGTGATAACTTTCCAAGGAGACAACATCTTGGCTTTATCTTCACCGAGAATCTTACGGAAACGATTAACCAAATAAGGAATATCGAAGAACTTGGTGTTCCAACCAGTCACAACATCTGGTGTGTGTAGTGCCCAATGTTGAATGAATAGGTTACAAAGAGTCCATTCATCTTTACATTTGATGTATTGAAT